ATTCATTCATTGATTTATTAAAAGAAGTCTGGCATAATGTAAAATTTTCGGCGTGTCCTGCGAATCACCCAAAACTTTCTTTACTGATTGAAAAAAAAGATAAAGATTTCTTTTTTGTAGTAGATGATGAAATAAACCCAATTATGATATGGGAATCCACAAAATCTTGTTATAAGGAGGTACGAACATGAGAAACATAATTATTCAGCAAAGAGTAAGAGGCGCAAAGTATGTTACTTCTGCGTCAGGCAAAAGTATTACTGTTAAAATGCCGGGGAAATAATTCATGCCTAACACCGAATTTTCATTCAACAATCCGTTTAAGGAACAGCTTGATTACTTCCGGCAAAAGGGATATGCCATATCTCCGAATGGCTGGAAAGACCTGTGGAAAGACGCTCATGCAAAGGCTTTTACGGTTGCGAGAGTGACGCAGGCGGATGTGTTGGTGGATATTCGGAAAGCGGCAGACAAGGCAATGGCAGAGGGATTGTCATTAGACCAGTTTAAGAAAAACCTAATCCCCACGTTGACAGAAAAAGGTTGGTTTGCCCCGAAGGGAGAGAAAGCTATTATCACTCTCCCTGACGGGACAAAACAGAAGCGGCTGACTGGCTGGCGGGTTGAAACGATTTACAGACAAAACATATCAACGGCATATCAGACCGGGCGGTTTAAACAGATGCTTGAAACGGCTGACCGGCGACCGTTCTGGCAATACATGACCGTATTTGACCCACGAGTAAGAGAATCACACAGACCGCTTCACGGTGTTATTTATGACGCATTAAATGAATTTTGGGCTTCATATTATCCGCCGAATGGTTTCCGATGCCGGTGTTACGTCAAATCTCTTTCAGAGTCACAGTTAGAAAACAGAGGGCTTAAAGTCTCGTCAGAAGTTACACCGGAGATGATGAAATCCGCTGATGACGGGTGGGATTATAACCCGGCAAAAGCGGGTGTGGACGCATACAAGCCTGTAATGACGGATTATCCGGCGATGGTACGAAACTATCTTGAAAAAGAGATAACAAGACTCCCGGCTGTGATAAAAACTGCGGAAGCTACGGCGGCTGTGGCGGCTGTAACAGTCGGAGATACAGCGGTTATTCAGACTTCTTTGCAGGCAGAAAAAGCGTTTAAATTCGCAACGGATGGGCTTGCTACCGAGCGGACGCATCGAATAGATCAATTATGGGATTCGGTGTCGGCTCAGATGACAAGAGAAGAATTTGAAAAGTGGATTGCAGAACTGGCAAGAGACGGCAAGATTGAACTTTTAGGCGGAAATACATCAGCTATGACGATTGACCAGATACAAAAACTTATCAAAGATCAATCCGGCATGACATCTTTTTTTGTGAATATGATATGGACAAATTAAAATAAATGAATCAGACATACAGTTTCACGATAACGACTAATGACAGGGATAAAAAGCCGAAAACACCCGGTTTTTTGCACCGATGCTTGTGTGGTCGGGCGTTATTTGAAGGTGAAATAATCTCAGTCCTGATTCGCTGCCCTTCATGCAAAAAATGGGTGACAATAAAAAAAACAGTAGAAACACTTGACATTGACTGAATATCAGTATAAGACTTTATAAAAAGCATCAGCGCAGTCAACCTGCCTTAGCGCAAATATAAAAAATAAGCGGCTTTCACAGCCCGGAGTGTCTCAGATTTTGAGATACTCCGGGCTTTTTTGTTTTATGGGGATTTATGCCTGAAAACGACTCCGTTGAAAGGGTTTTTACGATACTTGCAGAACGTATGCGAGACCCTTCGCCTGTGTTTGAAGAACTCGGCGAAATTATGATCGAGTCTATTCAGACGAATTTTGAACAGGGCGGGCGACCGCAGCAATGGAAAGCGAGCAAGCGGGCTGAAACTACGGGCGGGCGGACTCTTATTGATAAAGGCGGATCGGGCGGGCTTCTCGGAAGTCTGCATAGAAACCCTGATCCAAACAAAGCAATAGTCGCAGCCGGTAAAGTTTATGCCGCTATGATGCACTTCGGAGCGACAAAGGGGCAATTCGGTACGATAATGGCACAGATACCGCAGCATAGCCGGACACGCAACGGGAAAACTTATACTGTATCGTCACATCAGAGACAAACAAAAGTGCCGTGGGGCAATATACCGGCGAGACCGTTTATGATGTTTCAGGATGAAGATGTACCGGAAATATTGAATGCGATGACTCGGTATCTTTTTACTTTCAGCGGGAATGAATAATGAAAAAGATTGAATTTAAAGGTTTTGATGACTGGGTGGAAATTTTCAGAGGTGGCAATGTAATTGATTCCGGTGGTAATGAACATGACGGAGACGAGCTTATTGATAAAGCCATTGAAACTTTTGACCCGGAAACTCATGAACCGCCGCTGACATTAGGACACCCCGAAGATAATAAACCAGCTTATGGTTGGGTAGAGGCTCTTAAAAGAGATGGTGCTGTTCTGCTTGCAAAATTCAGAAATGTAGTTCCGGGAGTCGAAGAGTCAATTAAAAAAGGGTATTTTAAAAAACGGTCGGCAAGTTTTTATCCTGATGGGAAATTGCGGCACGTAGGCTTTCTTGGTGCTGTTCCGCCTGCAATAAAGGGGCTTGCTGATTTAAAATTCAAGGAAACAGAAACACAAATATTTAATTTTGAGGAGGGTATTATTATGCCTGATACGATTGTTGATGTGCAGACAAGCACAAGCCCGTCTGTTCCGCCTGACATTTCCGGTATGCAGGGCGGTTGGCTTGCATGGTTGGCGAGTATTTTTAAAGCCGGTGAGATTTCCGGGGCTGCAAAGAATATTCCGGTGGGTAATCCCAATCCTGCTATGGCAGAACCGCCTGTCGCTGATAAACCGGCTGAGAAATTGGCTGATAAACCGCTGACCAAAGATGACGTTGTGACTATTGTAAAAGAAGTAATGGCTGCGGCTATGGCAGAAAAAACTGTGACAAAAGACACCGCCGCTGCCCCGATTGACCCGTCTAAAGCGGATGAGGAAAAGAAAGTAAAAATGGACGCTGAAAAAGAAGCAAGTTTGCAGAAAAAATTTGCAGAAAAAGAAGCAGCTTTACGTGCTGAGTATGCAAAGAAAGACAATGACGCCTTCATCGCTGATCTGAGAACAAAAGGACAGATGATTCCGGCGTGGGAAAAGATGGGGGTTGGTTCTTTTCTTGAAAGACTTTCCGCCGACTGTGTATCTTTTGATTTTGCCGAAGGCGTGAAAGAGACACCTGCAAATTGGTTTAAAAAATTCCTGTCTGAAATTCCGAAAGTTGTGAACTTCGCTGAGGTCGCAAAACGCTCTGATGAAGCTATGACTGGCGGATCAAGCGAAAAACTTGACGTTCTGACGAAAAAGAGAATGTCTGAAAAGAAAATGACATACGCCGCTGCATTTTCGGAAATCTCGAAAGAGAATCCCGATCTTGCCGCCGAATACGTGCAGGGGGTGTAACTATGGCAATAGAATATGGTGGTTTCCCGGATATTTCTTATCCGGCTGGTGAAGATTTGAGTGATGATAAATTCAGAGTAGTCCGGCTGCATACGGACGGGAGCGTCTATCGTCCTGATGATGCAACAAGCGTGACGGTTTTGGGTGTATTGCAGAATGCCCCGGAAACAGGCGAAGCTGCGGCAATAAGATTGGCTGGGATTACTAAGGCACGTCTCGGCGGGACTGTGGCTACAAATGATAAAGTGATCCATGAGTACGTCAGTGCCACGGATGCAGGAAATATTGTAGCTTGCGGGACTTCTTTGGGCTACACGCTGGGGATTTGTCTCGAAGGCGGTGCGGATTCTGGAGTCGGCACTATTCATCTGACCGGCGGTCTGACATATAACAATGTGGCATCATAAGGAGGATGAAAAATGCCTGATACAAGAGGAATGCTTATAGCCGGCCCGCTGCAAAACGTCTCAGTTGCGTATAAGAACGATGAGTATATAGCGGATTCTGTTGCGCCGATTATTGAGAACGTGCCGGTAAAAGCAAAAATTACGGTTTATGATAAAGGCGCATGGTTTCGGAATGAAGCTGGGCTGCGTGCGCCGGGGACAAGGGCAAAGCGTGGCGATTGGGGGCTGTCTTATATTGACGTTGTGACGAAACAGTATGCCTTCGCCAATTCGGTGACGGATGAAGACCGCAGAAATGCAAAATTCAGTAATTCTCCGCCTGTTCAGCCTGATATTGAAGCTGTCTCTTTTGCCACAGACAAAATTGACCTGTATAAAGAGATTTCGCTTGCGGCTTTGATTTTCAGTTCTACTTGGTGCGGAGTATCCGGTGGTGATGATGCAGCGGCGGGTTGGGCTTCTGATGCCGCAACAAATACCTTCATTGCGGATATTCGGTACGGCATAGAAACGATCAGGAAACGATCAGGAAAACGAGCGAACAAGCTCATTCTTGACGCTTCTACATTCGGGCAGATTCAAGAGTCAACGGCTGTCCGGGCGATAATCGAAAATGTCCAGATGGCAATCATTACTACCGAGACTTTAAAAGCTATTTTTCAGCTTTCAGAAGTCATTATTGGCAATCCGATTCAAAACACCGCCAAAGAAAAGTTTGACGGTTCGGATTTCACGGCGAAAAATATCTGGGAAAAGACGGCTACAAAAGGGTCGGCATTCCTTTGCTACAGTCCGCCGTCGCCGGGGCTTAAAACTCCGTCTGCACTTTATCAGGCAAGAACCCCATCTGTAAACGGACAGCCGAGAATGGTGCGAAAGTGGCGTGAAGAGGCGGAAGCTCAGGACGTTTACGAAGTATCAGAGGAAACCCATATTGTTCAGGTCGGGTCTGATCTCGGTTATCTGTGGGTGGATACGATTGTCACTTAGGGCGGTGCTGAATGGCATATTGCACAAAAGCTGATTTACTACTTGTAATGTCAAATGATCTGCTTATAGCAGTGACAGACGTTGAGGGCGAGGACGTTGTAGATGAAGATGTCCTTGCCCGTGCAATATCTGACGCTGACGCTGAAATCAATTACTATCTTGCCGGGCTTTTTGATATTCCGATTTCTCCTGTTCCTGATATTATCAGAAGTTTTGCCGTTAATATTGCGATTTATAAATTATCAATTACAAGCTCCGGCGGCGCAAAAGATGACCAGAAAACGAGATATTTACAGATTACTCAGAAGTTACAAGACGTTTCAAGCGGCAAAGTCAGATTAAGTGCTATTGACCCGGAAGGATTAGTCTCGTCTGCCTCTGTTACAAGCAAAGTCAGTTTTTATTCGGCTACACGGACGTTTACTGAAAGCTCTTTAAGGGGATATTAAGTAAGATGGAAGAACTTTTAGAGGCGATAAAAAAGTGTCTCGGTGATAATTATGAAGACTTGCTATTAAAAAAAGCAAAGTCTGTTTTTATCACGCCGTCTGTGAATTATGCCCCACCGGGTGTAAGACCGCCGTGTATCGGAATAAAAGACGGCGGAGCTATCAGAAAAGAACTGACGGGCGGGTGCATAGAAGTAATACGGCGAGTTCATCTTGCAATATCCGTTGATCTTTTTAAAGGCGAGCAAAAAGTCATAGGCAAAAACGATAAAGACAATCCTAAGCCCGGTGTTTTGGATATTACGTCTGTTTTACATACGCTGTTAGACGATAATACATTATCTCTTGACGGGTATATTTCTGCTTTCTGTGAAGAAGAAGCAGAGTCGGTGGCTTATGGGGATGTTGAAAAAGACGTTTTTATTCAGCAGCAGATAATAACCTACAGGTATGAATGGGAAGGAGCGAGATAGCGATGAAGTATAAGAATAACGGCCCCGATTTCAGTATAACGGCGACCGGAAAAAAATATAAACATGGCGGCATTTATGACGAGTCAGAAATTCCCGAAACTAATCGAGCTTGGTTTTTACCGCCTGATGCAAAACCACAGTTAAAAGGGAAATCGGCAGAGTCTCTTTTGCCGAGGACTGCGGCTATGACAGAAGAATATGATGATGATGATGATACAAAAAACACTGTGGCTATTACGCCAGAAACGGCGGCAAGCACTGCTGCATGGGAAAGGAGTAATGACGAATGACAATCCGAGGCTTCAGAGTAACGGGAGATAAGGCTGCGATTGGGTTTGCTACTCAGGAGACAGCTTATAATGCCGGTGCGACTTTGGACGTTTCTTTGAGTATAGCAGAGGGTGATATTCCCTCTTTTGAGTATATGAGAGACCCCAATACCGGAGAACTGACTGGCAAAGAAGAAGTGGATACAATTTACGACAAAGGAAAAACCGCATCGGTTACACTGACATTCGATAAAGCAAAGCCGCATCAGATATTGGCTGCCGCTGCTTTTGGAAAAGGGACAGTAGTAACAGTTCCGGCTGGCACGGGGTATCTGCATACGATTACAAATATTGCAGGAGACGTTGACTATCGGAGATCAAACCCGACGACAAGTTTCGGTTATCGGCTTTCCGATATTAACGACCGAATTTATGACGGCGTTGGCGTTGACACATACACTCTGACGTTTGCGAAGGGTGAATTTGTCAAATTGTCAGTCGGTTTGAAAATGTCCGGGAAAGTCACGGAAAGCATTATCGAGGACACAATTACTGCTGGCGATGACAGCACCAGCGTAAGTCTTACTACAGGTGTTTTCGGCAGTACGGCTGCGGAACGACTGCGGAATGTGCAATATACACGGTATCAGCATTCATCCGGTTACTATGCGCCCGTTGAATATTCGGCTGTATCTGACAGCACAAGCGCAGCGGTGCTTTCTATCACGCCTCCCGGATCAAGCGGCGGTGATGTTGATTATAAAGTCCTCTACACAAAATTTGACGGCAAAATCACTTTCCCTGCTGTGATTTCCGAATCCCCGCTGAAAGTTTCCCGTACTACCGTTATAATCGGCGGAAAATGGAATGGCACAAGTTTTGAAGGCGGACGTGAGCTTGTATGTGAACTTAAAAACGTAGAATGCGGCTATACAAACGGACTCGTCACAGAATTTTGCTTCGGCGAAGATGCTGATTATGCCGGGCGTATCTGGCGTGATGCAAGGACTCAGACGTTGAAGGTTGACAGAGAGTTCAGGGATATGCTTTTTCAGCAGATGACGACCGATTCCGAATATTTCGGATTGTATCTGATTGCCGAGGGTGCGGTTTACGATGATCCGCACAAATACCAGCTTGAAATTATTTATCCCCGATTGGCGATAAAGACTCCGGCTGTATCTGTTGACGGGAAAAGGCTGGCTGAAAGTCTGGAATTGATAGTTATGGAAGATGATACTTACGGAAGCCGTATTGACCGGGTAAAATGCCTTGTCCCGGCAGTAGCGGCATAATTGAAACAATCGAACAAAAAAGGAATAGTATGCCTCTTATTATTGAAGATGTCTTGATTGCTGATGTCACGGGTGCTTATGGGAAACTCCTGCTTGGTTACAAAGCCCCGTCGTCCAAAGAACGACCGTCATATCTCGCTGCCACCGCAAAAGAGAAATTCGGCAGTAAAGTATTCTGGGAAAAGAAAGGGAATGCACGGCTCGCTATCGGTCTGAAGTATTTGGAATATTTTAAAATTCCGGGGGCTACTGATGCCGATGATTATATCCACTGGAAAAAAGACGGTGCGGATGTAAAATTCTCAAGTAATAAAGCCAATCCGCATTATTCCGAGACGTGGAAAGTTCAATTCAAAACGTATTTCACAGAATACGCTGAGAATCTCGGCACTGCGCTTATGGACGGCGGGCAGGTGGATACGGAAAAGAATGAAGAAGAACCCGGCGGAGCAGATGATTATACCGATGCGGAAATAGCCGAAAAAAACTGACGGATGACATTGAAGCAATCAAAAAGGGAATATGCACAGCCGATGAAGAAGAAAAGTGCAAAGCTCGTGAAGGTGATTTTTGGGAATGGACTTGCACAAGCGGCGGCTGCGGGAAAAAAAGATACGAAGATTTGAAATTCTATACAAAACATCTGCTTTGGATTCGTGGGCTTAAAAATGCCGGATATCCTTTTCAGGCAGATGATTTCCCTTTAGATCAATGGATTGATTTAGGTCGGCTCGACTCCGCTTTAAATCAGCCTTTTCAGTGTCCTTTTATGAGTAGTAAAAAATGAACTTGGTTTATCTCTGTATCAGATCAGAGTATGACCTTGCCGAAAGCCCGGCTGATTCCTGATTCAGTCGGGCTTTTTTTATGGGAATAAAAAATGGCAGATACAACAGCAACAATCCGAATAGTAATAGACGTTGACTCCCGAACCGGACAAGACAGAATCCGAACTGTAGGCGAAACTACCCGTGAAACTACGCAGCGGATATCTGATCTTAATGATCGTATTCGGAGAACAGAAAACGCCTTATCAGAAAGCGTTGGGAGTATAGATGCACTAAATGACCGTTTGGAACAAATGGAACGTGACGCTGAAGAATCTGCAAAAGCATTAGCCGAAATGCGTACCCGATTGGAGCAAACAGAAAAAGCCGCAAAAGAATCAGGTAATGCGATGCAAGGGTTCGGCGAAAGTATGATGAACGCCGCAAAATATATAGGTGGTTTAGCGGCGGCATATTTGTCTTTTCAGGCATTAAAAGCCGGGATAACTGCTGTTGTTGAAACCGGCATGAACTTTGAAAAAATGATGACAACAGTGCAGGCGATTTCAGGAGCGAATGCACAAGAATTCGTACAACTGTCTGATGCCGCAAAACAAATGGGAGAAACTACATCTTTTTCCGCAACCCAAGCGGCTGAAGCCTTAAAGAATTTGGCTGCGTCTGGTTTTTCAACATCTCAATCAATAGCTTCGCTTGAGCCGGTATTAAATCTTGCAATAGCCGGAGAGTATGGGCTTGCTGAATCTGCCGAATTAGTTTCCGATACTTTGACAGCGTTCAAAATGCCTGTTGAAGATGCCGGACGATTGACAGATGTGTTAGTAAAAACAATAAATATAGCGTCAACAGATATTCCTCTAATGGCTAATTCTTTGAAATATGTTTCAGGAACAGCGCAGTTAATGGGGATTGATATTGAAAAAACGTCAGCGGTTATAGGCGTTTTGGCTCAGAATGCAATAAAGGGCGAAACAGCCGGAACGAGCTTAAATCAGGTTTTTGTAAAAATGGGTAAAGCCGCCAAAGAGCTTGGTTTAAGTTCAACAGCCGGGTTTGACGAGGTAATGGCTGGCGTACAGAAAGCTGGTTGGAGTGTTGAAAAATTAGGAGAAATATTCGGGACAGAACAGATTAAAACGGTTGCCGCTATCACAGGCAATCTTGATATGTTGAAAAAATTTGAAGCAGATATAAGAGCTTCGGGCGGTTCAACAACGGTAGCTGTAAAAACGATGACAGACAATTTAAAAAATTCGTTTGATAACTTATCGTCTGTTCTTGAGTCATATCTGATTGATATATATGAAAAATTTCAAGCCCCGTTTTCTCGTTTTTTGCAAGAGACGGTTGACGCTGTTACCACTTTTTTAAGTAGTTTAAAAAGCTCTGTTGTAAGTGGGATAGAAAGTTTAAAAGATATAGCCGGTAGTTTTACAGATATATTCAAATTCACTTTTCCTGAAATATCCATATCTGATTCTTTCCTGAATTTAGGCGAAACTGTCAGCGGTGTATTAAGGGATATTGCCGATTTTGTTGACACTGATATTTTTAAAAATTTAGGTGCGAACATAATAAGCTACCTGAAAAATATCGGCGATGACGTTTCCGGTGCGTTCAGTACGATGTTTTCAGGGATTGATATTGGTGAATTTTCAATCGGCGATACAATTATTTCGGCTATGGAAAACGTAAAAGATTTTCTTGTGTCTATACAGCCGGAAGTTTCTGCTTTTTTTACGATGTTTGGTGA